TCTTCTTGATGAAACTCCCGCAGGAATTCTGGGAGGACGATCAGAAGACGGCAGGCGAGAAACAGGAACAAATCGCTTCGACGATTCGAGGCGATAAGGGCTTTGCGGAGGCGGGGCTGGATGCCTCGAACCGCTATGTGCCTAAGGACAGGATTAAAGATCAGGCACGTCTCTTCACACCAAAGGCGACCCCTGTGGGTCGTCTCCCTTAACTAACTGGAGGTAAGCCAACATGGCGAACCAGAACCAACCAAGCGGGCTAGCGCCTGTGCGGTATTTGAATGGCGCCCCCTGGACGGGTGGCGGCAACATGTATGTCATCCTGGCGGCGGATACGAACGCTTACTGGGTTGGCGCGCGGGTTACGACGATTGGGAATGCGGGCGGTAGCGCCTCTGGACTGCCCACGGTTACTCTTGCTGCGGCTGGCACAGCTGCCCGCGGGGTGGTCGTGGCGATCGGTACAGCGGCGGGACCGTACATCAACCCGGCGGATCTGACCAAGATCTCCCGCCCAAGCGGTGCGGCTACGGTCGATTACTACGCCTTGGTCGTTGACGATCCAAACGTCATCTTTGAGATCCAGGAGGCGGGCGCAGGCTCGACTCTGACGACCTCGAGCATCAGCCGAAACGTCAATACCAACACGGGGACTCGGACAGGCACGAAGACTTTCGACCCGACCTACCTGGACAACAACACCGTCAACACGACGGCGACGTTGGACCTAAAGATCCTGCAGCTTGTGCAGCGGGTCGATAATGCCTTTGGCCAGTACCAGAAGTGGCTGGTCATCCTCAACAACCACGAGTTTCGTGCTGGCACGACCTCGAGCTAAAGAAAGGAGTAGACCATGCCTGGTGGCATCATCAATACCGGCTCACACCCAAAACTACTGTGGCCCGGCATCCACGCGACGTGGGGTCAGATTTACAACGAGCACGCGAAGGAGTATACGGATCTCTATGAGATTGAGTCTTCTTCCCGCGCGTATGAGGAAGATGTTCAGGTCACTGGCTTCAACCTCGCGAGTGTGAAGAATGAGGGTGCGCCCGGGACGTATGACTCTGAGATTCAGGGCATCGTCACGCGGTATATCCATATTCCCTACTCACTCGGCTACATTGTCACGTATGAGGAGCTGCGGGACAATCTCTACGAAGAGGTGTCGAGTCGGCGCGCTAAGGCGAATGCTTTCTCGATGAACCAGACGATCGAGCAGGTCTGTGCCTTCCTGTATAACAACGCGACAGTCACGACGTACTTCACGACGGGTGACGGGATTGCGCTGGCGTCGGCGTCGCATACTCAAGCGACGGGCGGGACGTTCTCGAATATCCTCAGCCCTGCAGCGGACCTGACCGAGGCGAGCCTGGAGGACATGTGTATCCAGATTATGGGTGTGACGACGGACAGGGGACTGTTCATCAACGTCATGCCGGTTAGTCTGCACGTGCCGCGGCAAGAGTGGTTCAACGCGAATCGGATCATGAAGTCCGTGCTGCAAAGTGGAACGGCAAACAACGACATTAACGTCTTGAAGGCAACAAATGCTTTCCCGGGCGGGATCAAGTTGAATCACTATTTCACTAACAGCCATCGGTGGTTCGTTCGGACGAACTGCCCAAATGGGATGCGGATGTTCTGGCGCGAGGAGCCGAACTTCTCCCAGGACAATGACTTCGATACGAAGAACGCAAAGGCCCTGGCCTACATGCGTTTCATCGTCGGGGCCACTGATCCGCGGGGTCTCTTCACGAGCGACGGACCCTAAAAAAGGGGCTTCGGCCCCTTTCCACTGCATCGCCAATTTTGGAGTCTTAAATGAGCATTGGTGCATCTCCCTTCATGTCGAATTTCCCGGGCGGGTTTGCTAATGGCATCTCGCTTCGGGGTATCCCTCTTGCCCAGACACATCCGGGCAAGGTCTTTTGGCTCTCGAATAGCAGTGTCGTGGCGCCGGGCGGAAACGCAGGTGCGGACGGCAACCCCGGTACTTTCCAGAATCCGATGGCGACCCTGGCGGGCGTTCTCGGAAAGGTAACGGCGGGCCGGGGCGACATTATCTTCGTCAAGCCCGGTCACGCGGAGAACATTTCCTCCGCTACTGCCCTTAACATGAGCGCTAGTGGCGTCGCGGTGATTGGTCTTGGAATGGGATTCCTCCGACCAACCTTCACCCTCGACACAGCGAATACGAGCACGATCACGGTCTCTGCGAATGACGTGTCATTTCAGAACTGCATCTTCGTCGCGAACTTCCTCAACATCGCAAGCCTGTTCACCCTGACGACAGCGAAGGGCTTCGTCCTGGACAACTGCCAGGTGAAGGATACGTCGTCCATCCTTAACTTCCTCGCGGTCATCACGACGTCGGCTACGAGTAATGCGAACGATTACCTGACCGTGACGCGGAACAACGTGTTCCTCCAGGCGACGTCAGGCGCATGCCCATTCGTCTCGATTCTGGGGTCGCACAACTTCATCTCCATCACGGATAATTCGTTTCAGGCGGCGACGACGAACGCGGGGGCATTCTTCCCCATCGCGACTACGAAGGTGGTGCAGAACCTTCAACTGCTCCGCAACCTCCTTCAAGGGGTGAACGCCGCGGCGACAGCGACAGGAATTGTTATCACGACGGACCAGACGACTCACACTGGCTATATCCACGACAATACGATGTTCACCTTGGCGAATACGACCCTGGCCTCGAGTCTTCTCGTGACGGCGGGGAGCGGAATTCGCTTTGGGACGAACCGCTATTGTCGAGCGGCCGACAAATCTGCGGTTACGAGCCTGCCGGCCCTGGATACGTGATGCACATTATTTCCCGGCATATAATGTTCATCCATAGGAGCTTTTAATGTCTACTGGACTTTACAATCCCAACTACCCCAACCTCGCTTCGTCGAAGGTGAGTGTCGTCTTTCAAGGTGACAACGCCCTTGCAGATGAAGGTTCAATCTTCGTTGCAACTAATGCAACCCCTGGTACTGCCGTGGCCACAACGACTTCGGTCGTGGACGACGGGACTGGAGCGACTACCCACGCCCAGCAAAAGCCCGTTATGACGGTGCGGAATGATAATGCTGCGGCGACGGGCGTTTGCATTTACCTTCGCTCGTTGAAGATGACGATCTCGCAGGTCCCCACATCGGCGACGGCGTGGAAGTATGCAATGCGGCTGAGCCCGAACGGCTCGGCGAAGATCACGACGACGGGAACAGTGGTCACGCCCGTGAATCCGAATAGCTTCTCGAGCGCAGGATCGAAAGCATATATCAACTTCGGTACGATCACAACGACGGATTCTTCCTCCGACACCGGCCAACGCCTTGTTGCGAACGGACAGGTGACAGGAGCGATCCCCGTAGCGAACGACGAGTGGCTCTTTACCTTCGGCGATTCCCAGCGATCGATTGATTCGATCGGGACACAGACGCTGGTGAAAAGACTCACTATCCCCGCCCCTGGCATCGTCATCGCTCCGGGGTGGATCTGGACTCTCGAGATGTGGGGCGCGTCGAACGCGGCAGCTCCGAGTTGGGAGTTTGAAATGATCTACGCCGAACGGGCAGCGGGCCAGTGACACACTTCGCGATCAGGCTCGTTCGAGATGCCTCGGATGTAGATCTTGCTATTACGGGAACACTTCCGGAGGGGGAGAAGCTCCACCGGAAGGTGATTCTCGAGCCGGGGTTGCTGAAGGATGGGTGCCAGCATGTTAAGCTAACTGGCATCTTCCACAGCATCCAGACGGGGCTCCTCCTAACTCTCTATTGGCACACAATAGGGGCAAAGGACGTGCTGATGATGCCCCTTGAGGGCAGGGGGATTCTCGATCTGACTCGCTTCGGCGGGCTGGAGAACCCGCGGCATGAGGGGTCGAGCGGCATGGTTGTCCTGGTCGCGGAGAGGCTTTCGGCGGGGGCGAAGCATTTTGCCCTCTCCCTAGAGTTCAGCAAACAGAGGAACTGACCTATGTCTGATCAAAGACTTGCCTGCGCGAACGTCGATAACTTGACGGTAGCGGCTGGACTAACGACGACAGGGGCGGGCCCCTGGTGCTATAAGGGTTCGGTCTATTCGACCGTTACGGCTGTCGTAACAACGACCTCGGGGAATGGGTCAGCGACAGTTAACGTCGAGCTGTCGAATGGGCCGGATAGTTCTCCTGTCGCCAACATTACTGCTGGTGGTACGATCACGATCACCAGCGGCGCGACGCCTCGGGGGGATGGCCTGAACCTTGGCATTGCTGCGTATAAATACATTCGCCTGAATGTGACTGCCATCACCGGCACCGGGGCGGCTGTTAACGGCTACCTGGGGACATGACATGGCAGCGGTTAATGTCAACACCGCCCAACTCGCTGCCGGGGGTGGGATCGTTGCCGTCAGCACAGGGCCTTGGGTTAACAAGCCCTCGTATGACGCTTCGTGCCAGGTGGAAGTGTCCGGTACGGGCGCCGTGGGGGCGACTGTTTCTGTCGAAGTATCCAACGACGGGAATACTGCCATCTCCACGCCTGCGGCCATTATCACTCTAAACGGCACGAACAGCATCGCTGATGGGTTCCTCTTCCAGAACGCTAAGTGGCGATTTGTGAGGCTGAACGTAACGACGATTAGCGGAACGAACGCGACCGTCACCGGGACCTTGGGGGTTTAAATGACGACAACTGTTAACCACGAGATCGCCGGTGGCGCTGTTGGGAATACCGGGGGTGGAGGTGGGGG